TCGGGAATGTAACGTTCAAGAGCGATTTTAAGTAGACCATTAACTAACTCCGCATTTTTTACAACAACAGTGTCAGCAAGTGTGAACTGGCGAGTGAAAGCACGATTGGCGATACCCTGATAGATATAGTCCTTATCATCACCTTCATGCTTACCAGTGATTGTTAGTGTGTCATCCTTCAACTCAATATCAAGGTTTGCTTTACCAAAACCAGCAACAGCCATTTCGATTTCAAAATGTTCTTCGTCAATCTTCTTGATGTTGTAAGGGGGATAAGTAGGGATCTTCGGCATAGCATTTGCAGCTTCACGGATTTGTTCTAGAACGGTATCAAATCCGATTAGTTGCTTGGCAAGGCCAGTAGGAATGCCAAAGTTGTCTGTATTGAACTTATAGTTTGTCATGTGTTTCTCCTATTAAGCGAGATATGAACCGATGATACCTTTCGGCTACCATCTGTATCATTATATAGTAAACTATGTGTGTTTGTCAAGAGGAATAATAGTTAGAGAACGTGAAGTTATAACCTGTATTGGCGCTTGTAATAGATGTTCCTGATGATATACTTCCTTGAACTGATGGTGGCATGTTATTCATTACCACAACACCTTGACCACTTCCTTGATTAGCAACTCTAGAAACTTGTCCGATGACTTGAGTTCCTATTTTCATGATCTCACCAACATTAGGAATACCAAATAGACCTCCGCCTAATGCTTGAAATGCACCCAGTCCTCCACCGAATGTTCCTAGACCACCATATGCGGTTACTTTTTGAGAACCACCAGCAGGTGTTGGCAGTCCCTCAACATGAGGTACGATACCCATAACGTCGGGAGAACCTTGATCCATCAGAGAGACAATCATAGGAATGCCTTGAACCAACACCTTGCCTGGTGATAGAGAGATAAGAGCCCCTAGCATGTTATGTGTATCAAGATCACCAACGACCGCAGCGAGTTGATTCTCAACCATAACTTTTGTGTTAAGTCCTGTACCTGATGTTACAGCACCACACAGTCTAGGATCTCCTACTCTATGGACTTTAGGCACTTTTCTTTGGTCTCCCTCGACCTCTCTTGACTGGAGGCTCTGCTTTCTTAACAAAATCTGGTATCTTAGGTTCTGGTATATTTAGAGTGATAGAGTTGCCGTTATCGGTCACTCCCGTCGATCCCATACCACCTGTGCGATTAGTCTTTAGCATAGGACGAATAGCAGTTTCTACAATATCATACTCTGCATCTTTCACGAGTTCAGCCTGTGCGATACGGTCGCCAGTTGTAATAGTAATAGCATTACCTGAAATGTTATAAACGAGAACCATTACCTCTTGAACATAATCAGCATCGATTACACCTTCTGCATTGGCTAGAACAAGACCCTGCTTTAGTGAAGCACCAGAACGAGCATGTAGGCGAACAGAATAACCAGCAGGAATGTCCATGATCAAGCCAGTTGGTACCATTACACGGTCGCCTGGTTGGATGACAATCTGATTATTCATTGTTCGTTTGAAGTTCTTATTACTATTGCTATAGCCTTCGTATGTCGCTTTACCATATCCTTGAAAGGCCAAGTCAAAACATGCAGACTGATCGGTCTGTTTCTTAGGAAGTTTTACTTGAGGATTAGTTCTATAGACTTTCAATGTTTCCATAACAAACTCACTTTCTTATTCTTCTGTGTAGCGTTTCTTACCGAGAGAATACTTGGCTACAAGATTCCATTCTGGCTTTTCACCATATGATATGATCTTTATTCTATTGAGCGGTGTCAGAGGTTCAGCACTCTTTTTAGGATCAACTAGAGTTACGAGTCCCCACTCAGCCAGTAGATTGGCAATAGTGTTACGACGGCCATGATCTTCTTCGGAGAAGTCAGTTGGCTTACCATCTAGCATAAACATTTCTTTGAAATGGACAAGATAGTAACGACCTTGCTTATGTAGAATATGGCAAGATTGATACAACGTCTTATCTTTCTTAGACGCCACACCAATACGGGTTAGCGTCTCCTTCACTTTCAAGAAGGCTTGTGGATCAGGTAACTTTACCTCCACGAAGTCGTCTAGGTTTACTGTCATTTGCGCCACCTTTGTCGAGTTCTTTTCTTATTTCTTCAAGTTGGGTAGCGTCTAACAGAACCAATGCTTCTTTAGCCTTCTCGTTAGAGTAGTTGAAATACTCTTTGACGGCATCTAAGTTTTCAATGGTCTCTCGCTTCTCCCATTTTCTAAAAGGGCGTTTATACCCTCGGATACTATTTAGCAAATATTGGTATTGCATGTTATTGGGAAGACTAGGATATTGATTCATCTGATTGGCTTGTAGAACACAATCATAATGAAACGATATAGCCTTATTCACAACAAAGGCAGGGTAGTCCTTTTCATTCTCAAGGACATTCTTCTTGGTCTGTAGAATGGATGGAATCAAATCACGAAACACATCCATTACTTTATCTCCGCTTCAATCATGATCTCTGTTAGACATGCGACAAGGTTCAACTCTTGATCGGCAACAAATGCAGATTGATACTGATACTTGGCAAGAGTAACGACAGCAACAGGGATAGTTTCTGGCTTTAGATACTCATATAGATTATCATAGACAGAACGATAGATACGAGAAGGATCAATGTCAGAGTTCATTACAACCCACTTACGCATGGTTGTAAAGTCTTTCTGCTTTAGAGCATTGATCAGTTCTTGTAGGCTGCGAACGCTATCAAGTTGAGAAACAATACCAGCGTCAATGACTCCAGAAACAGAATGCCGTTGTAACTCGTTAAGAGTCCTGCGATAGTCTGGGAAATACTTTTCAACGACCTTGATAACAACTTGCTTGTCATATTCTACACCTTCTTGTGACAGAATGTTTGTAATGCGCTTAAACATCTGGGCAGCCATCTTAGGCTTTTCGTCACCCTTCAATGCAAAGTCTACCACAGCACAACGGCTATGAATAGCATCCATGATCTTTGCTTTGAAGTTACAGGTGAAGATAAAAGAACAGTTGCTACCAAACTCCTCAATCGTACCACGAAAGGCAGCCTGGGCTTCTGGTGTAAGATAGTCAGCCTCGTCCATGATAATGACTTTACGACCACCTGTCAAGGATACTGTAGAAGCATAGCCTTTGACCTTGTTACGCAAAGTATCGACACCTCTTTCATCGGATGCATTGATGAACAGATGATTTAGTCCTAGTTCCTCACACAATGCTTTTGCAACAGTTGTCTTGCCGCAACCAGCAGGACCTGTCAAAAGCAAATGCTGAAACTCTCCTTGATTCACATACTCCTGAAAGACTTTCTTTAGTCTGTCAGGAAGAATACAGTCCTCAATCTTATGAGGACGGTACTTCTCAACATATAGGTATTCACTCATTCATCATCCTTACTATAGCGAAATGCATTGATATACATCATAGCAGAACATAATAGGAAAAACAACCAGTTCATGATGTCATTCCTATCCATAATCCAATAATAGGCAGCGGTGATAAAGTTCACCGCCCCTAAGATTTCAAATACCAGTTCTATCATGGTGCAGTCTTTTCAATGACTGTGGAATAAAACTCCTCAAAGTCCGTGTTCTCCTGAACCTCGTCACGGAAGTTCGCACGGAAGTAGGCACGTGCCATACGACGAAAGAGTTTCTTATCCACACCCAACTTGTCACAAGTCTCGGTGATGATCTCTTTCTGTAACTCACGCTCTGCACCAACACGGGTCATTGAGTCATTCATTTCAAGAATAGCCTTCTTGAACGCCTTACGATCTTCATCTGTTAGTCCCTGCACCGAACGCTGCTGCTGGTTATGTCCAATCATACTCATTAGTTCACCTCGATAACTGCTGAAGGATTAATACAGACTGCGGTTGTTACATAAACACCGCCAGCGTCTTTACATTTATTTTCGTTACTTATTGTAACATATATGTCTGCTGCTATTGTAGCAATCCACAATACAAACACTACAAAAATAATTTTTTCCATTACTTGGTCTCCAAGGCGATGAAGTATGTTAGAGTGTTATTGTGGTTGGTGAACTTGGCGAAAGCACCAGCCTGAACCTCAACGTTGTAGTCATCGGGAAGCAACTTTAGGTTTTCAGTCTTGAATGATGCCACAAAGTCCTTGCCAGCATAATCACCAATCTTCTGAACACCATCGTTAGATGTATCGTTTGCCTTCTCATGGATCTTGAGAAGCAAAGCACCGTCCTTACCAATAACTGATAGGTTAGGTAGATTGATCATCGTAGCAACCTTGATTAGTTTCTGTGAGGTTGCATTAGCAAGAGAAAACTTGGTTGTGATATCCTTGAGAACAAGTTCCTTATCTGGAGGGGTGATGATTAGATTAGCAGAACATCCACGATAGGTAACCGATAGTTCGCCATCGTTTAGTGTAACAACATCTTTACCGAATGTTAGTTCAGGATTCTTTAGAGTTGTAACGATACCTAGAAACTGATTCAGGTCATAGATACCAAACTCTGCTGGAATATCATCCTCAAGAGTAGCCTCAACGAGGATGGACTTTTCGGGGGAGATTGTCTTTTGTGTCTTACCTGCTTTCAGGACGACACCGCTATTGATTGAGGCAAAGTTCTTTAGAATGGATAGCGTATTATCACTTAGTTTCATTATATACTCCTGTTTCAAAGTGTATGTGTCATTTTATATTGTTTTTCAAGGTCTGTCAAGGTGAAGCGCACATTATCTTTCAGGTTATCTAATGTGCTATCATTGACTAGGGTATAATCTACTGGCAGACCTTTCCAAGCCGTTTCAGAAATATGCATCTTGGAAAGTTCTTCATCGGTAGGATCTTCACCACGACGGACACGAATGATCACTCCGCCGACACTCCGAACAAAATCGATTTCGTTAGGAAAGCGAACGTCAGATATAACCACATCTTGATATCCCTGCATCCTTTTTTCAAGGGCAGCGATCCAGATGTTATCTGCAATACCGTTACGGCAAGCCTCTGTACCAAACTTTTGTAGAATAAGGCGAGGGGTGACCTCATAACCCAACTTGTTAGACCACCACGGATCTACTCTCTCACGGAACGCCCGTGAGGCATTACTATCACCTTCTAAGAGACCCCGAGGCCACATGAACATTGTGGCGACGGCATCTTTAAGAGCATCAGCAAAAGCAAACTTGGTGTATTGATGATCTCTCACCAGTATGTCACCAACGGTGCCCTTGCCGGATCCAATGTACCCTACTAATCCTATGATCATTTGCGGCTCCTACAGTTGTCAAAGTGCCACATTTTCATAGCAGCACCTTTGCCGACTTTACCACAATGAGGACAGGTGTGTATTCTACATGATGAATGAGTGCCATTCTGAATACCTTTCATTGTATTGTTTCTTTGGTTTTCACTATCAAGAAAGTTATGAGTACCTTTCTTTATTCTATCAGAGGCAATCTTACGAAAACTAGGCTGCAAGGAATGATGTTTACCACTTTCAATGGCTTTCTCATATCCTATCTTACCATTTTTACTCTGAAGGTCTCTATCAAGAAAACGATGGCGACCTTCTTCTATAAGTTTCTTTTGGACGTGACTACTCTGAATAGATTTCAGGTTTGCTTGTTCTACACATTCCCAATCTGGTTCAGGAATGTCTAAAATGGAAATGTTTGTAGGTATGCCGAGAGCCTCGGCTAGGGGACAATAAATAGACATGCTGGCGCTCCTCAATAGCGTTAGGGCTGGTGGGGACGGCAATCCCGTGACCAGCACATCTATTTAGTATTTCCCTTACCTCAAGTTCCCTGATAGGCTGGCTACCGCTGGCAAATCTCCCTGAAACCCATAAGTTCCAACGTGAGTTGTTTTCATCCATGGACATAGCCATACTTTGAAACCGATTTCACGAGAATACTGACAGAACATATAATCCTCTGAAAGATAACGGTGAGACTTAGGATCGATAACGGTATCAAAGAACGCATGAATGTATCTTGAACCGTCAAAGTTAGCCTGACCAATGTGATCTGGCTTATAGTGAAGATGAGGAAACTCCTCGGCAAACTTTTCGAATACTTCACGCTTCACCATCATGAAGCCAGTACCGATTTCCATAACCTCTACAGGTTCAGTAATCTTAAAAGACTTAGTACCTGGGACTGGGTTGAACACAAAGTCACCAGTCACTCCGTCAAGATCACCTGGATTAAACTTTTCATTATCGACATTGCGCTTGACTGCATTGACAATGTTTGCCCAGTTGATTGACTTCTTAGGATATGGTCCACCGATGATATCACGATCAAGGGCTAGCAATGCTAGAATGTCTTGTGGATTATACTGAATGTCGGCGTCGATGAATAGTAGATGAGTGCAACCAGAGCGGAGAAATTCATCGACTAGATAGTTTCTGGCTCTTGTAATTAGGGATTCATTGAAGATGAAAGAAAAGCGGCATTCGATACCATACTGGATACATGTTGCTTGTAGGTCGAGGCAGGCTTTCGCATATAGACCGAAGCATTGACCACCATAGCAAGGCGTAGCAATAAACAGTTTCTTTTGACGTAGTTCCTCAGAACTGATTTTTATTTCCATAATATTCTCCATACACGAATAGCGCAGGGGCGATTAAGCCCCCACGCTATTATATAGCACACTTCTAAAGATTAGAAAGCGTGTGATAGGCGATAGAAAGCGGTGCGCTTTCCATTAACGTCACGATAGTTTGTATAAATCTGGTAGTATTCACGTAGATCATAAACTCGCTTACCAACGTTCTCACGTGGAACCTTGGCCATGCGGGCAATGCTATCAGCAGTAACACCAGCGCCGGTGTTGTAGCGTAGCAGGACGTTTTCAATCTTCTCAATCTGAGTCTTACGTGGGGTAGCCATTATACATTCTCCATTTCAAAGTTATCGGTGTTGGTGGTCGTGAAAGGAAAGGACCCGTGTATAACCACCAACACCATTTTATTATACACGGGTGTTCTTGTTATGTCAAGTGAACCACTCTGGAGTTTCCCAGAGCGATTCATCAACATCATTTCAAAACGCTACTTCCGCAGTTTCGTTAAACTCGGGAGTCGCCTGTTCAACCACAGGAGCCGGATCAATCGTTTCATCGACTTTCTTATACAGTTCGAGGAAGGCATTCTTTGTATCCACATCAAAACGGTTCAGACAAAGTTCAATTGCTTTCACTTTATTCTGACCAAAGATACCATAAGCCTCGCAGATATGCACGAGACGGCGAGTTGAGATAATCTCGGACAAAGCACCTTCATAGAAGGACTTACGAATAACGTCTGCCCAAGTCACTAGCTTATCAACAAATTCTGTGGCTTCAATACCAGAAGCACCGAGAACATTGTTGAGGATCTTAGTTTCAATCTTAGCAGACGGATATTCTTGTTCCATTGTAATGCTGAAACGCTCAAGGAACGCTTCATTCATAACATTGGTACCGATGAAACGACCATCATCAGAGCCTTTGCCTTTAGTGTTAGCAGTAGCAATGACATTGAAGCCAGCGGCAGGATGAACCACTCGATTAGTCTTTTTAAGATAGACAGCCTTGCCTTCAAGAACAGGCTGGAGACACATCATCTTATTAGAACCAAGATCAACTTCGTCTAATAGAAGAACGGCACCACGGCTCATGGCAGTGATAACAGGACCATCTTGCCAGACAGTCTCACCATTAACAAGACGGAAGCCACCGATCAAGTCATCTTCATCAGTCTCAATAGTGATATTGACACGGACACATTCACGCTTTTCATTAGCGCAAACTTGCTCAACCATCATGGTCTTGCCGTTGCCAGAAAGACCGGTAATGTAAGCGGGATAAAACTTGCGAGACTTGATAATAGCACGAACATCAGGGAAGTTGCCAAACGGGACATAACCAGTCGCCTTTTCGGGAACAAGAGAGAGTTCAGCATTATGAGAAAGAACAGACGGAGCAACCATCGCAACGGCTACAGTAGGCTCAACAGGGGCCGCAACAACCTTAGCCACTTTTTCTTTCACAACCTTAGCAACGGTAGAAGCGCCGTTAGCTTTGATTGCATAAAGACCACGACCTAAACGAACAGACGGGTCGTTGAACAACCAATGCGGACGAGCAATATCATACTTAGCAGCGATTTCATCTGCCTGCTTGCGAGTGATCTGGCGAACACCGCCGAGTTCAAAGCGGACCTTATCGATGAAAACCTGACGAGCATCAACCTTAGACATATAGAGTTCCTTTCACAAATCTCATTATATACATAGTATATCATAGGGAAGGGCTATTGTCAAGCCCCTCCCAAGTCATTGATTTTACGCTACTTTCTTGCTATGGCCAGCAATGCGTTCCACAAACTGACGCAAAAGCACACGGTTGACAGTCTTTTTCTGGGCAAACTTGGAAAAGGCGGAAGCCATCTTTTTGACGGTCATTTTCTTTTCACCAGTATTGTCAATATCAAGATTGTTAGCCGTATCTTTCATGGCAGATGAATTGATAATGTAGTATTCATCATACCCAGCACTCCGAACAGGATAGTATTTGTTATCACTCCAGTATTTACGGGCTTTCAAGAAAGCCTCGGGGTTACCGTTAGAGATATTATACTCACCGTCAATACGCTTGAAGTTGTTATATTCATACAAGAAGAAACCGACAAGATTACAGCCAGTGCTATCTTTCAGAATACGCAACAACGTATTAGTGTTTTCACGGGTTTGGGACCAGTGGTGGGGATACCAATCATAAGTCTTATTAGTCTGCGGATCAACGTAGAAATAACGAGACTTATAATCTCTACCGTGATAACGAGGTTCGGTAGAATGTTCAATTCCATTCGAACCGTTGGAGTCACCATCAGTCAGCCAAATGACGTTAGTGATTTCAAGTTTATTGCGGGTCGTAAAGTCCCGAACAACCTTGGGAGCAATCATAATAGCGTCATTCAACGGGGTGCCACCCATGCTATCAGAAGCAAGATAGTTACCCTGGCCAGCACACCAAAGATAAGACATTGCAAAATTCAATTCTTCTGTATTCATACGAGAAGAAAGGAAGTTACGCAACACCAAACGGGCACCTTTAATCACATTCTGCTTACCGATATAGGAGAAGGGATTATCAGCACCAGCATCTTTGAAGCCATACACTTCGAAGGGAACACCAATTTGCTTGCAGAACAACGCAAGCGAAAAGAGTTGCTTCAAAGTTTCCATCAGATTGTAATGCATTGAACCAGACCAGTCAATGAACATCACAAAGCCGTGGTTCTTGCCTTTCGGGATAACAGTCAAGCGACGGAACACATCGTCATTATACTTGTAAGAATGTAGCTTGTTGGTATCGATAACACCAGTCTTGGCAACATTCAAACGAGCATAAAGTTCGGCAGCCTTACGCTGTTCAAACTCTTTGACCATGAATGAAATGGATTCTTTTTCTTTTACTTTCCACTTCATCATTTCACCACGAGCAAAGTCAAACACATTCTTGGGAAGGTTAGATGAATAGTAGGTGGTCTTGCGAACACCAGCGATTTCATCACGCCAGTCTTTCAGAACAACTTTATAATCATTGACAGCCTTATCCCAATTGACAGTCGGCATGGTCAAATAGATAAAGTTGGTGCTATCGTTTTTAACGATTTCTTCGGACCTCTTTTGCCACGTTTCATCAGTTTCAGAACGAGGAGCATTAGAAGGACGTTCGGATGCACCAGCACCTTTGCCGTAGCCAGACTGACCGCTTATATCACCTTCACCCGGCCGGGCACCTTGACTTTTGCCGTTTTCATCGGCGTCACCGTCGCCGTCAAAATCTTCATAGTCATCACCATCAGAATCAAGGTCACCATCATCTTCTCCAGCGATTAGATCGATTTCCATTTCATTTTGATTTTCGAGTTTCTTCTTACAATAAGCATAGATTTCTTCTGTAAGAGCAACTACCTCAGCCCAAGTTTCAGCGTTCTCAACTTTCTTGAGCATAACTTTTTCTTCGGGAGAGAAAGTCAGGTTCATATGAACATTACCACCCTTGAAATACAAGTTCAAGCGGTCGATAAAGTTCATGCTATTGATATCACGATTAGCAGTACCGAAGAAGTCACGTTCGACTAGTTCTTTATAGCCAACGAGATAGTTACGACGACAACCGGGATAACGGCGCTTTTGGCGCTTATCAATACGGGCATCTTCAATAACATTCAAGAAGCCAGAAACGGTACGAGCGAGTGCATCGCTGATTTTCTCATTAGGGAAAATCTTAGCAGCAATATCTTCGGCAGTCTTTTTGTAGATTTCAGCAGAAGGAGTATCAAGCGCATGACCAGTTTCATGAACAAGAAGCAAATCATCAAGGTCATTAGAGATACCCTGCCACACGGGCAGCATCAATACACGGTTCTTTAGGTCAAACATAGCCGTCTTTAGTGACGGGTTACGCTGAACCGTAATATTTTCAGTAGCAAGGAGTTTTGCAAGAAGCGACTTATCAGACATAAACAAATCCTTTCACGATTTTCATAAGTATAGCAAATCTGGACGGTTTTGTCAAGTCCCAATGGAATCAACGTTTTGCAGGGAACTTACTCACAATCCATGCTACGGAATAGATCAGAATGTAAACACCAGCCACAAGCAGGAATACTTCCCCGATCTCGGCATGGTGCTTTAGCGTATCAAAGTCAAAGTAAGTAGGAGTATATTTCATCACTTCACCTTTCGGAATACAAAGATAGGTTCATACTTTAGCATAATCTTTTTGCCGTTGCTATCGATCTGACAAAAGTTTTTCATCTTACCTTCTAGGATGGCTTCTCGTTCTTCTTCACCCGTGATAGGATTGACTGTTACCGTTTCACCAGTCTCAACCATTCTATTCCCACCGGGCATCTGTGCTAGAGCCATCTTGAGAGTTCCGACATATTCCATTCCTAACTCTTTTAGAATATTACACGAATCTTCTTCCAATGTCAAGAGTTTTCCATCAAAAGCGGCATCTGCAATATTCCACAATAGATATCGATTAGGACGCAGGTATTCTACCGCAGTCTCTAATGTAGGACGCAGAAAACCATCGACCCAATCTTGATACTGGGAAAACTTATGACATGACTGCTCAGGATCATCCGAATAAACCTCTTTAGCAAAGTAAGGAGGTGAGGTGAATACCATATCAAGTTTGCCTTTATACTTTTGAAAGCCAGGCTGAAACTGTGCTACCTCAGACCCACACTGGAAAATCTCATATGTGTGTGATTTAGGGAATAGGCTGCCTGATTCTCGGACGTTCTCATTGAAGAAATCAGCCACCTCGTGATACTTGGTTCTACCAGGTCCAGTGTTATGATCAGTGTTAGGGTCAGTACCAATGTAATGAATAGTTCTTTTGTCATCTACCGCCATTGCTCCTGTGATACGACCAGCCCAACCAGATGACGGGTCCCAAATGTTGATTACATCTTGATCTTTGATATGATCAGTGAAACGCTCATAAAGATAACGAGCGGTGAGTGGTGGGAAATTCACCGCATACTGACAGAAGGACACTCTGAAAGACTTTAGCCCAAGAGGGAACACCTTCTGTCCTAGTTTGAATAGGCGAATGGTATAGGCATTAGTCTTGTTACGATCCACATTGGTGCGGCAGCGATCTGGCACCTTATCAGCATAATCAGCATCTACAATGACATTCTGTCTCTTACCTAGAGTAGCAGAATATCCAGTATAAACCTTATCTTCTTTGATAGGACAAAGCCAGTAGTCCCAACCTTCTTTGTCTTTCATAAACTCGACAAACTGGTCAGCGGACTCTATCTGATAAGGTACGTTGTTTATTTTACCAAAATCACCAATAGAAATAGGATTAGAATAATGATAAAAGGAGTCCCGCTTGAAGTGTCTGCTGGCGTAGGTAACAAAGGTGTCAAGATACCCATCATCTGCAAAATAGTCATAGATTGACTTAGCCTTTCCTTTTGTAGTATAGGAGATACCAGTTTTCATCATCGTGGGGAACCACTGATTGACAGCATTACCTACAATAGAGGTGTTACGAATAACATCTTTCTCACCAGTGCGAAGGTCTAAAGTTTCAAACTCATGAACAGGAAATGAAACCATCTTCTGGAAGTTATCAATGATACCTTCTTCTGTGAAACCTACACGAGGAGGAATGCCTTCATCATCCCACAGGCGCACGACCTCTTTACGCATATCGATGACCCACTGCCTAAACTCAGCATCGGTCATCCATAGCAGTTCCTCAAAAGTCTTATTGACTGTAGAGTTTAGCAGTTCATCGTTACGTTCATAAAACCATTGTTTCATTATTTCTCACTATCTCAAAAGCATCATCTGGAAATGTTTTGTTGTAAGGCAGACCTTTTAGTGTAACAACACCAGCGTCGGCTATCATCTTCTCTATAATATATATTTCACCATCTAGTAGGACTCTATTGACATAAGGAAAGCCTGGCTTCACTCTAACAATGTCACCAGGCTTGAATGTTTCAAAGTTCTTTCTTATTTCCATGTTTCAGTGATTTCTTTAACACGTTCCTTCATAAACTGTTCAAGTATCTCACGGACATTATCATACTTGGGATTCTTGATATGATATAGTTCCTGTGTATAAGCAAACTTGATAAGTTGCTCGTGTGAGTAATTGTGAGTCATATGCGGATCGGTTTTTTCAATCATAGAAAGGCTCCTGTTTTGACTAGACCAGATACATAGATCAATGTAATCACCAACTGGATTATGATTAGCGACCACCTACGCCATGATAGAGCAACAACAAGCCATCCTAGATTGCCTGCCATTGATAGATAGACGTTAAGAGGGTATATGTTTACTGACGTTAGATAGGCACCGCACAATAGAATTGCGGTCGATCCCCACTCCAATACAAACTCTAACTTAGATGCCATTGTATTACTTCCTGTCATCTTAACACCAACCAAAATCTTCTGTAGTGATTAACTTGATTGTTATCACCAACTGCCGACCAGCTATACAAATTGTTTATACTGGTTTGATTAGTAACCCACCTGCCATAGGAATCTAGTTCTGGTATGTCGAAACGAATAAACTTGCAACCTAGTTTTGTAAGTTCTTCTTCAATACCTTCTTGCGTTAATGTAGGATTCTCACAACTATAAGGTCCGTATAATGGATGTTTCATGTCTTTAGGAGTAGGATGAACAGCGGACTCTAATATCATTGTGTTTGTATGTTGTAAAGCACATTCCAAATCCTGCTGCCAGTTTTCGATATGATACAATACACCCAAGTGTAGAATAAGATCAAAACGGCTATTGAAAAAGTAAGGTACGTTTTGATCGATACATACTGTCTTAGGACTGTAGCCGTATTGCATCAACTGGTCAGAGATACCATCTAGGTGAGACTGTCTGGCATCAGAGAAAGTAACATCGGCACCAAGTTTTAATAACTCAATACCGATATCACCATGTGCAGAGCCTAGTTCTAATACAGTCTTACCTTTGAACCACCCTTTACCAAAGATACCAACAATACGTTCAATTCTCTTGTTAGTCCAATCTTCGTAGAACAGGTATTTCATTCCCAGCCCATTTGAGATAGACCAGTCCATAGATTGTCGATGCTATAGGTATAATAACCGTAAGGCGTATTGATGATAGTGACCATAACTATTCCTTTCCTGGCTGACGAGGATCAGTCTGATCACTATAAATGAAAATATCTTCAAAGTCAATATCTAAGGCTTTTGCTATTCTAATCAAGACCTTAACGTTCTCTTCCTTTTCGCAATTATGCTGATTGGTAGCAACGTCATATGCCTTAGCGGATTTCAGTAGTTCTTTCAGTTCTAACATTTCCTTACGGAGTTGTTCAAACTCTGCTCTTGATACTGGATTGTAATTCAAACCTCCAATACCTTGTGCAATACCATTATACTTATTCCGGTCATTCTGGTTCCAATAATCAGTCACCATAGAAACGGTACACATTATCATTGCTCCTTAGTTAAAGTAGAAAAGTTCTTTACCTTCTCAAACTTGATGGTTCTCTGGAATCTATCGATCATTGTATCCTTATGAGAAATGACAAAGATATTTGTTCCTTTGTCACCCATTTCCCACATGATCTTGATAAACTCGTCCGTACCTGCACCATCCATAGCACGATCTAAGATTTCATCGAACACAAGTATATTGACATTGACACTATTCTTTAGTTTGGCAATCTGTCTCCATGTTAGAAGAATAGCCAAGTCAATTCTTAGTTTCTCACCCTCTGAGAAATTGTGATAGGAGAACTCGTCTCTGTATCTTGACTTGATGGATTCTTCGAAGGATTCGTTAATATTGAAGTTGACAAAGAAACCCAGTTTTGCCAAGTATTTGTTGATGTGCTTGTTGATGATAGGAAGATATTGTTTAATAATCTTCGTCTTGATTCCACCATCTTTGAGTAGGGTAGTGGCAAGATCAATGTATTGTCTTTCATCTAAAAGGGTCTCCTTCTCCTTTTGGAGGGCGGAAATATCATGTTCCACTCTTTCGAGTTGTCGTTCGCTATCTTGCGTTGTTTTATCTGATGATGTGAAGGATTCAATCTGCTCCACAACTTGACGCAGATTATTAGCAATATGGTTATAGGAAGACTTAGCAGATGAAAGACCCATTTTAAGTTCGTTGATCTTTGTGAGAACTTCATCAATTTTCTCTATGTCTGATAGAACCAAGTCTATCTGGTCGGTAACTTTATTTAGTCCTTCGTCGAGTTCATCAATCTTGGTTTCATTCTCGGTCATTGCCTTGACCTTGAAATCATTTTGGATGTTTTGTTTACAGGTCGGACAGGTATCGTTATCACGGAAAAAGAAATTCTCCTTGACTACCCGTTCACGGTTGCCTTCCATCTTGGCTTTGAAGCCAATGAGTTTAGAGTGTTTAGTCTTTAGTGGTGTTAGATCGATATCCTTTTCTAAGGCTCTCTCAAGTAGGGCATTATGATTGATAACACCAACTTCTTGAACCTTTAGATCAAGTTCTAAGTTCTCTTTCTTTGCTTTAAGTTCTTTTAACTTCTCCTCACTGTTAGCACGTAAGGATTCTAATGTCTGTTCAATGTAAGTCTTGTTCTCTTCCTTGCTTGTCAATGTAATACGGTTCTTCTCAAGACCTTCTCTATTGATCTGGAGACGGTTCTTAACCACATTAGACATAGCCGTGAAGATTTGAATGTCTAGCAAATCCTCAATGACTGCACGGCGATCATTAGATGATAGCTGCATGAAAGGAACAAACGATGCGGAGCCTAGAATAACGACCTGCGTGAATGACTTGTAATTCATTCGCAGAATGTTCTTCTCTAGATGTTCTTGATAGTCTTTTGCGGCGGCATCTTGATTGACCTTATTACCTTCACAATAGATTTCAAACAAGTTGGGCTTGGCACCACGGATAACTTTGTATCGCTTGTTAGATGAGGTAAACTCAATCTGAACCTCACAGTTCTTATTGTTGATAGAGTTGACCACGTTGCCCTTATTAACCTTACGGAAAGGCTTCCCGAATAGCACAAAAGTCAATGCGTCGAGGAAGGTTGACTTCCCCGACCCATTGTGTCCCATGATTAGAGTATTCTTGTGCGTATCTAGTTCAATCTCTGTCCATACATTACCTGCGGACAGAAAGTTTTTCCACTTAACATAATGAAAAGTTATCATCAAAAATCTCTGGTTGGAATCTTACCCTCTAGTAGATCGGTGATTTCTTCACCGGATAGAGTTTCATATTCTAGCAGACCATTAGCTAGTTTGTCAAGGTCTTTTCTTTTCTTAGTAAGAATTTTATAAGCAGTTTCATATCCTTCTTCCACTAAGCGTAGGATTTCTTCATCAACTGCCTTCTGTGTTTCTTCTGCAACTTTAGGAGCATGGAACACATCAGCATTAGGTGTTGAGTATGCCATTCTACCTAGTCTCGGAGAGAAACCATATTCGGTAACCATTGAACGAGCAAGTTGAGTTGCCATCTGAATGTCACCAGATGCACCAGAAGATACTTTCATATCACCGAAGATCATTTCTTCTGCTACACGACCACCCATAGCCATTGCTAGATTGGCAATCATTTCATCATAGTGCATGGAGATTTTATCACGCTCTGGTAGAGACTGAACCATACCCAAAGCACGACCACGTGGGATGATTGTTGCTTTGTGAATAGGAACAGAACCTGGCATGTTGATTGATACTAGAGCATGACCGGCTTCGTGATATGCAGTCATCTTCTTTTCTTCATCGCTCATGATCAAAGTGCGGCGTTCAGGACCCATAAGGATCTTATCACGAGCATCTTCAAACTCCATACCAGTAACAATACGCTTTGAACGTCTTGCTGCTAGTAGAGCGGCTTCATTGACTAGATTAGCAAGGTCAGCACCAGAGAAGCCCGGCGTGCCTTTTGCTACTCGCTTTAGATCAACATCAGGACCAACTGGCACCTTGCGAGTATGTACCTTCAGGATCTTTTCACGACCAACGAAGTCAGGATTAGGAACTTGAATCTGTCTATCAAAACGACCTGGACGCAATAGAGCCTTATCTAGAACGTCAGCACGGTTAGTTGCTGCGATGATAATGATACCTTGATTATCATTGAAGCCATCCATTTCAACTAGCATAGCGTTTAATGTCTGGTCACGTTCATCGTTACCTGAGATACCATTTGCTCTTGAACGACCAACAGCATCGATTTCGTCAATGAAGATAATGCATGGTGCGTTCTTCTTAGCCTGTTCAAACATATCACGGACACGGGAAGCACCCACACCCACGAACATTTCAACAAAGTCAGAACCAGAGATAGAGAAGAAGGGAACACCCGCTTCACCAGCAACGGCACGAGCAAGTAGTGTCTTACCTGTACCTGGAGGACCAACGAGTAGAACACCCTTAGGGATTTTACCACCTAGGCGTTCAAACTTATGTGGGTCTTGTAGAAACTCTACAACCTCTTGTAAATCTTCTTTAGCTTCATCAACACCTGCAACATCTTCAAATGTCTTACGACCATGTTCCTCAGTGAGTAGTTTAGCCTTAGACTTACCCAAGCCCATGACACCACCACCTGCACCTGAACGGCGAGATAGCATAAGCCAAAGACCAAAGAACAAGAAAACAGGAAGTAGATTGATCAACAGACCAACCCAAAACCCATTTGCACCTTCTTCTTTGACTGTGATATTTACTTTATGTGTTTCTAGGCGGGGAAGCAGATTACCGAGACCGGTAACTGTAGTCGAAAACTGTCGATTGTCCATAAAGTGGCCAACCACATTTTCACCGATGATCGTAACGTCATGAACTCTGCCTGCATCGACTTGTGCAATAAAGTCAGAGTAGCCAATCTCGGAAACGACCTTCTGTTTTGGTCCTTCAAAAATGAATGACACTAATACAAGTGACATCAAGATCAATAGAACCCAAGGTAAATGTTTCTTTATCATATCGAACCTCTATTGTGTTATCAAACTATTTATACAGTCTCAACCTGTAAGGCTTCGTTGTATATGTCCATCATAAACGATTTTGTTCTGCCGCTATCTAAGGGTAGCGTTAGCGTGTCGATATACTTACGGAGAATCGTAGGTGTATCTTCTGCCTCGTTAATCTCGTCAGCATCTTCATTCTCTAAGAGTACCGACGGATCCTCAACAACCGTAATGTCGAGGGGTCCTGCTTTATAGATACTATCGAAAAGTAGATCGAAAGCATAAGGGTTAGACTTATTAACAACAACCAACTTAACGTAACTATCTTTATACTTTGAGAAGTCAGTTCTTTGAATCTTCTCCACAATTTCTGGGTTAGCAACATCATCATACTTAGCAATCCTAAACATTCGGTGGGGATTCTGTATAAACTCTAGAACAGATGTTTCCGTGTCAAGCACCGAAAAACCTCTGGGATCGTTGTAATCATGCCAAGTATATTCGCCAAAAGCGCCAATATAGGATATGTTACCAACAGTGCTACGGTGATGATAGTGACCTGAAAAAACCTTATCGAACTTATCAAATGCGTTACGATCCATGCCATGATCTGAGATCAATCCTCTGTGCATAGTAAAGCCGTTCAACTCAAGGTGTCCCATGAGGATAGTTGCTTTGGGGTTATTGATAGCGTCTAGTGCCTCTTGACGATTACTATCTGTAATCCAAGGCATCAACTGTATGTCTAGACCGTCAATGTTGATAACTTGTGGGGTAGAATGAATATGGACATTAGAATAACGACCACGGACAACTTCCTCTAGGGCGTTGACCTCGTGTGTATCTTTATAATACATGTCATGATTGCCGACAATAATATGCGTTTCAATGTCACGTTCCGCTAGAGGCTCAAAGAAGTCCTCACGGAGACGTTTAGCGGACATGAAATTCACATACTTGCGTCGGTCGTATATATCACCTAGATGAATGACATGCTTGATTTGTTTTTCGTCAATGTAGTCAAAGAACCACTGCCAGCAACGTTTCTGGTATTGCTGAAATGCCGGGTTGTCATTTCTGACCCCGGCATGTGTATCGGTAGGCATAGCAATCAGCGCCATATTCTATCCTTTAAGTCTAATAGCAAGTTCAAAGATACAGTATATATCATAAAAATGATTTCGTCAATCTTCTTTGGTAATCTCTTGATAGGTTTCAAACTCTGACTCCCGAAGCCATCCGAGATTGATCATCCGACGCATGATCTTTTCTTTGCTCTGCTTATCGATGGGAACAGGTTCAACAATCCGATTACAGAACCATTCTATATTCTGATCAACCTCTTTGACAAAATCATCCATATCCATTATCTCTGCCCCTTCTTAAATCGTAGAGGCTGAACGGTGCCCATTTCGGTATCATAGTCAAAGATCGCCTTATCAATAGAACGTCGAATAGCGTCTAAACGCTGACGATAGTTACCACGAACGTGGACACGTTCATTCTTATCTTTGAGTGTGGTGATCAATGTCTGCACCTGAAAAGGTACCTCAAACTGATTCTCTTCCTTCATCATCCTCTCCTACAAACTTTTCAAGTCCCTCTTTAGCTAGTTTGCGCTTCTTCTTCTTTTCTGCTTCTCTTGCTTCAAAATTTCCTATAAACTGGTTTAGGTTATCATACATCATAGGGGTGATAACGTTATTGCCATCACCATCTAATAGCTGATCGACACTACCTGTCTGAATGAAACTCTCTTGGAACTTCTTATACATTATATAGCGGTTCTTTTCTTCTTTGTTAATACGGCGATGAAAAGCATAGTAAATGATCTGTGTGAAGTATGCGAATGGATTGCTATACTTGTCGGAATCAAAGTTGTCAAAATACATTAGGCAGTTCTCAATAGCATCTGACTTCATTTCATCGATGAACGAATAGTTCATAAAACGAGGCTTATGTGCAAAGTTCTCTGCGATAAGATAGATACACTGACCAATATACTCTGAAAGCCGAGGCTTTTCTTTACCCTCGGCTTCTGCAATCTTACATTGTTTCTTGTATTCTTTAATCTCTTGCAGAAACTTTTCATTATCTACATAGTGTTTCTTCTTCTTAGCCATCTGTATCTCCAGAATGAAAGGGGCATGTTCCCCTCTCTTTGTTTCTTTCTCTCAATTGCAATGCCCTTCGCCATCCGTAAAAGGAAACACCAAATGAGTTCATTCTATGTTTGTTATACTCTTGCTCCGTGACTAGATGATTGTTGATCTTCAATCTCTTATCAGACAAAGGAACAAGTTGCCCTAAAGGCAATCCGACAGGAAGAACAAACTCATCATCATGCATAGGGAACATGATATTCACATTCATTGCTGTTACTATATCAAAACTAAGTATTCCTGGCAAGACCTTAATATCATAGTTATGTAACGACCACTCTGCGCCTAACCACATAAATTTGACTCCAGTTCTTTCTCTCATAACCCAAGGACTAACCAACTTGATATGATGATAGCCTGGGAATGAGTTACCCAACTGTTTCCTATCATGCGTTTCAGGTTTAGGTCCTGATGAATACCAATAGTTGTATTCACCGTTCGCTGTTCTAAAAGAGATATCACACCAGTTTTCTAGTATAGCACCAACTTTATATAATTCTATAATAGCATAACAATCCCGTGCTGTCAACTCATTTGAGTTTAGATGATAAGGATTTTCACCTTCTTGATAGAACTTTGCTTTATAAGGCTCTAGTTCTCTCCACCATTCTGGAATTGCTTTACCTGATTTGATGATAGGGGTGTTGGCATAGAAACTCTGATCGCTTGTATAGCAATCTAGAACAATCTCTGGTGTGCGGTGAAAAAAGTGAAACATTTTATAGAAAACCTCAAATTAGGGCTTGACACATTTTTAGAACTGGGTTATAATGTGCTTCGCAGCCAACCAACCAATAACCTCCTGCCAAGAGGCAGCCATGAGCGAAGCGAATGATTTGCGAAGCAAATCTAGTTAGCTGCCTACTTGAATCCTGGTTCCGTTAGCATCGTGAGTTTATCAATCTGCTTTTTAAGCACAGGACCACGATCCGGCCATTTGATAATGGGCTGATCGGAGTTTTTAGCGAGGTTCTGTAATAGGGGTAGGTATATCTTACGAATGGCCTCTAGCCTCTTTTTAAGGTCTGTAATCTCATCCGACGCTGGTGCTACCGCCTCGGCTACAATATCATCTTCGTTGCTAAAAGAAAACCCAAAGTCGTCTGTTAGTTCTTTGTCGTCGAATGACAGATACGGATTACTTTCAGTAGCCATTAGTGATATGTCCTTTTGTTTGCCATTTCTCTAAGCACATCTAAGATATTACTTTCTTCTTCCTGAGGTTGTTCTACAGGAGGTCTAGTCTCTTGTGGTGAGCATAGAGATTGCACATTGTCCCAATAGTATATATTCATCTTCTCGGTGACATCTGAAATGAGTAGAACATCTTCGGCATGTAGCATGAACTCTTGATGATCTACCATCTTTGGGAACACCCATGGCATAAACGATACAGAAAGATATCCTTCGTGAGTGTGTGAATAGACCACATTCATAGGATTCATTACCATATACATTATACCATTTTCATCTTCATACTCTACCGTTTCAGCTACAATATCATCACCATTCTGTAGTCTAAGGAACTTTGCTACAGGGTTATCACTGACATCATTCATAGATCACCTACGTTTCTTTGACCTTAATTTTGTAGATTTTGAAATGGAACTTTTCTTCACCGTAGGTTTTGAGGCGTTCGAAGAAGTGTTTAAGAGTATAGTTATCATGGGCTTTCCACTTAAAGTCGTCGGCAATGTCAAAGAGCGTGGCGGATTCCTTAGTGCTGTTGACACGGAGACCACGCCCGATGGACTGAAGGTTTCTAACCTTGGACTTGGAAGGGGATGCAAATATGACATTATTGAGGGCCACGATGTTAGTACCAGTGCTGAGAACGCCAACGGACCCAACAATAATAGCATTACGTTCCGTCTCGACGATCCTTCGTATTTGTTCTCGGTCATCTACGTCTGTTCCTCCATGAATAAAAAATACTTTACGATCTTTTGCTTTCTTATTTAGCATGTCGTATAGCACCTGTCCATGCTTCTCAACAAAGTTGAAAAACACAAGTGTATTACCTTCTAGAGACAATGCAAGGTTCACAATGAACTTGTTACGTTCCTTGTGTGACACAATGTAATCAATCTCGGTCTTATAGTCCGCAGATTTCATATAATGACATTCTTCATCAGGGTACTTTAGAACAAGGCACTTAATAGTCAAGGCTGCTAATTGCTTATTGTCCATAAGTTCTTTTGATGTAGTAGCCTTATAGATTTGACCAAACAATCCTACAAGTTGCCATTCATGAGCCTTAGCACCGGTAAGAGTACCAGTAACACCTAAACGATATTCTGCCTTGGTGCATTTACCTACAATGTCGGTAAGAGACTTTGCTTGTGCCTGATGTACCTCGTCACAGATAACATAGTCAAACTGCTGAAAGTATTCTTTAGGCATCTTATATAATGACTGCCAAGTAGAGATACAAACAGGCTTATCTGTTACCTTATCTTTACCAGAATAGACACGGTGACAATACTTAGACATGTCTTTACCATTCTTTACAGAATAGTCCTCAAAGTCTGAATACAACTGTTCTACAAGGGCCGACCTAGGAACGATGATAAGACCTCTCTTCCCTTTGGTAAGCAGATACATAGAGACCATGTAAAGAAGCAAAGACTTGCCTGAACCAGTAGGAGACAACACAATACGACGCTTAGAACGTATTGCATGGACGAAAGAGTTAACCTGATAATCTCTAGGCATATGTTTGGGATTGAGTTTTTCAATATACTCATTTGCTTCTTCCACTGAAAAGGATGTGTCATAATCTTCGTCCGCATACTCATAGGTATATCCTCTATCGGTTGCCCACTTTATTACCTGTGGGGCAAGACCACGATAGATTTGTCTATTGAGAGGATTGAATAGTCTTAGATAGCCGTCCCAAAGTTTCTGTCTGTAAGAAGGCACAAACTGAAACCCTGGAGGACGGAATGAGAATGCATCCCTAAGTTCCCATGCAACGCTTTCGTCACAATGAACTTTAATATAGGATTCATCCGCATTTGTTATAATCAAGTGTGTCATTATCTACCGTTTGTCATCTGCAAATACTTTACATAGTTGCCTAGGTCCCAGGTTCTATTGTTTAGAGACTTGAGGACATTCTCACAATAAGATACAATCTCCTCATGGGCAACTCGTTTCAGTAACAGTTTATTTAGTTCTTGGTCTGTGTCGAGTTTTCTAGCAATCTGTGGGTTAGATAGAACATGCTGCATAGGTTCCCAACCACGTTCTACTAGTTCTTCCTGTGTAAGATGACCCTGATAGTAATCCTCTCTTAGACCCTTCATGATTTTATAATCAGTCTCCATCTTGCGGAGTAGGTGTCTATGAAAGGACATGATGTTTAGGTATTTACCGTGAAGGTGAGATATCTTCAATAGTTCTTTTTCCATTGATGTGGAATCAATAGAACCATCTTGTGACCATTCCTTCATCAAGTCGTCAATATTCACTGGTGGTTTCAACATAATAACTCCATTCCGTAGAAACAACTATTATATCATACTATAAAGGAAACGTCAAAGTCTTTCTATCTCAAATAGATCGTATCGGAAAGTAATATCACAGGTAGGAATAGTATCGGCATCAACCTTAGTATCAAAGTTAATACCACTTAGTGAGGTAGGATGGCAGTTATGAAACTTAATACGCATGTTAGGATTATTAGAGTTTGTATTGATAGTTAGGTAACCGTCAAAGTATAGAGGTGCTTTAGGATCTTTTGCTTTGATATACTGTGCATATTCGGCAGGACGAGTCAATCCACGAAGCCACTTATATGACTCCTCCCAAATACGCAAATCTTCGTCAACCAAAGCAGTAAGGGTTAACCCCTCATAGACCAGCTTATCACCATGTCTATAGGTGGTAGAGAAGGGTGTGGGTATGGCAACCTCTGATGTAGATACTGTAGGTAGTGCTACAGTCTGACAAAAGTATTTCAAGAATGGCATATCAGGAATGATGAACGTATATTTTGTCGCCTGTAGGAGCGATGTGTTCTCTGGTGTGTTTTTAGTAAATTCTTCGTATGCCATGCTATCCTCCGCTAACTATTTAGCAGACAAAAAAAGAGAGGCCCGAAGGCCTCTCTCTCAGTTCTTAGATCGTATCTAACTTCTATTAGGTTAGATTGCGAACACGGAAGATGCGGTAGTAGATGTTGGCCTTGCCAGCAACTTCACGACCAGCAACAACACCGTCGCCAGAAGCGGTAGCAAATGGATTTGCAACCATGCCGTAGCGGGTCTTGAAGCCAATCTTTGGCTGGAAGGTATCCTGACCGATTGCACGAACCATCTGTAGTGGAACGTATGGGCAGTAGAATAGACCAGCATCGAATGGTGAAGTACCACGATAACCAACGGTAACTAGTTCGTCGCCGTTTGCTGAACCACCGAAGTAAGGATCGATATAAACCTTAATGCGGCCGTGTAGCATACCAACGAAGGTGTTGCCAGTATCGTCAACAGTTAGATCAGCAGAAAGGGCTGGGGTGTATGAAAGAACACCGGCCATTGCCATAGCTGAAGCAACGTCTGAAGAAACGATAAGGACGTTACCCTTACCACGACGAGTTGCCTTGGCGATAGCGTTAGCTTCTCTTTCGATGTGGAAGATTAGGCCCTTGAACTTTTCAACTGACCAACGACCGTTTGAGTCGGTGTCTAGATCGAAAGTACCGGCAGTTGTAACACCATACTGTGCGCCTACAGTAGCAGAGCGATAGATGGTGCGGATAACTTCACGGTTGATTTCAGCTAGAATTTCAGTTGAAAGGATGTTGGCAAGTTCTGTCTCTGCGTCAAGACCGTGGATTGCCTTTAGGTCCTGTGCAAGTTCAGTGGTGTATTCTGCCTTTAGCGCACGGCTACGAGCAGTAACAGTTACCTTGTCGATGTTGAATGCCATTTCAGCGAAAGCATTTGCACCGGAATCACCTAGTGCTTCTGCCTGTGAAGTGGTCATACCACGACCAACGCCGAATGCAGTACCGTCGCCGTTTAGATCGGCAACTGGGTTGGTGTTAGCTGAATCACCGAATGAGGTGTTTGCCCATTCTGTACCAGCAGCACCACCGGTGTTACCAGCAGCGTTCTTTGATGAGAATGCGGTATTTGCTTCGAAGAATAGTGCTTCGTCGGTTGTACCTGCACCCTGTGCCTGCTGTGCCTTATAACGTGAGCGCATAGCGAAGATTAGGCCGGTTGGACCTGTCATTGGCTGAACGCCGCAGACATCGTATGCGATTAGGTTTGGAAGCGCACGGCGAACTAGTGAGATAAGAATTGGGTCGTATGAACCAATTGCTGTACCAGCACCGAGACCACCACCAGCGTTAGTTGGGGCAGCTTCGTTAAGAGTGCGTGACTCCTCAGCCATTGCCTTTTCTTGGTTCTCTAGAACGACGGCTGTAACAGCACGACGATAAGAGTCCTTAATTGGATTGAGACCATCATGGTCCAGAACTGGGGACCACTTTGACTCTAGGTTTTCTGTAAGATACATTTTAGTTTCCTTCTTTCTTAACTAAAGTTAAATTATCTTGGGAGGCTCTTGCCAATAGCTTTAACGTAGTTTGCCATTGGACCGTTTAGGTTACCTTCAGTTAGGGCCTGTGGGTCTGCTGAAACTTCTACCTTGTCAAGAACTGAATCGTTCTTAACTGCTACTGGGAAATAGTTCTCTCTAAGAGTTTCGATTTTATCGATAAATTCTTCATCGCTGGTATAAGCAACGTTTTCTAGTAGAGAAGATAGCTTCTCTGCCTGAACGCCAGTTAGACCTTCGCAAACTGTACCGATTAGTTCTGCCTTGCGGGCTTCTGCAATAACACCGGTAAGTTCAACGTTACGCTGAATTTCTTCATTAAGTTTTGTTTCTAGTTCCTCAACTGTTGAAGATAGTTCCTCAACTACATTGACTGAATCTTCTGGAACATCGATATAATGTTCTGCGAATAGGGCACGTAGACCACCAATGAAATCTTCTGTTAGTTCTGAACGGAGTGCAGACTCAACAGCAACTTCATTTTCTTCAATCCACTGTTCAACAACATAGTTTAGATAGTCATCAACGTTGGAAGCAAGTTCTTCCATGATCTCGTTGACTCTCTCCTCTAGAGTTTCGGCATAAGCCTGTTCTAGTAGAGCGACTTCTTCTTCTAGCTTTGCTTTTACAGCGGCTTCAAAGATTGTGGTAGCCTTAGCATGAAACTCCTCTGATAGGTTTTCACCTGCTAGGAGGGCATCAACATGCTCTGCCATATCGACTTCATAAGTCTCTAGGGCTTCTGCTACAGTTTCTTCTTCTGCTTCTTCGGTTACGAACTCAAAGTTCTCGTCGATAGCAGCAAGGATTTCTTCTTCTGAAAGACCAGCTTCAATTGCTTCTGCAATGAAATCTTCTAGTTCTTCTGAAATAGCAACTTCCTCATCGCACTTTTCGGACTTGCCTTCGTGCTTCTCATCTTCGTCCTTCTCGTCTTCCTTTTCAGACTTATCGTCTTCCTTGGACTTACGGGCTTCTTTAAGAGCCTTTAGACGTTCTGCAAGAGAAACCTTTTCCTCTTCTGAGAATACTTCACCGTCCTGTTCCATTTCTTCGGCAGCTAGTTTCTTAGTTGGTTCGGCAGCAACAGAAGCCTTTGCAGACTTTGATGTGTCCTTTGAACCAGAAGCCTTAGCACCTAGATTTTCAGTTGGAAGTGATGTTGGGGTCTGGCCGCCTAGGTCTTCCTCTTTACCGAGTGACTTAGGATCGGCAGCGCCTGGGTTCGTATGTCTGCCTTCGACAGACTTAGAACTTGGCTTTAGTGTCTTAGCATTGCCTGTTGATGCAGTAGATGGGTCAACTGGATTAGGGTTAGAAATCTTACCTGGGGAAACCTCAGGATAAGCACCCTCTTCCAAAACCTTTCCCTGCAAAACAGCCTTTGCTGTTTCTGTTAGTGATGCCATGTTATGGATACTCCTTTTCCTTATTTAGCAATTTCAAAGTTTTGAAATATAGTTTTCAAAAATCTTCAAGGCAACTTCTTCAATATCATTACGTGATGCTTCACTTATAAGTTTCTTAGCACGATAATACTCTTGCTCTTTCCACTTACCATTCTCAAAAATCCACTCTTTACCTTCCATGATGCCTTGCACAAATGCGTCAGGTGCGCTAGGGTCTGCTACAATGTCTGCCGCTGTAGCTAACTTATAGTCGTCTTGGACTTGCTGATAACCATTGTGCGAACGGAGAGACCCTACGCCTCTTGTTGACACACCAAGACTTGCACCGCCATCTAGTAGACTCTTAACTATCTTTCCGTTAGGAGTATCTAAAATCTTTGCTTTACCAATAAAATTTGTCCCGTCAGGATGTAATGATGTAATCATGTGGGATACACGATCTAGGTTGATTTGAGGGTTCTCAGGATGACCTAGTTCACCAAACGCTCTGCCTTTTGAAACGTATTCACGGTTATATCTGTCAGCCTCTTTAGAAAGAACTGACATAGGATAAACACGACCGTTACGGTTCTGCTTTTCTGCCTGCATGAAGATACCAGTAATGAAGTGGTTCTTACCACCCTTACCGTTATCCTCTACGAGGTAATGAATGTCTTGTATATCTTCTCTAATAAGTTTCATAGACTTATTTATCCTTTTTAATTCCTTGACTATTCGGCCATAGAGCCGTAGCCACTTAACCCTGTTAGAACGGCACGAGCAGCTTTACCTACTTTACCACCTCTCTGCATATCTTTTTCATCTTTTGGTGCTACATAACCTGGTTCACGACCTTGTAATGTGTTGATGTTTCTTCTCAACATGCCTGGTCTTTTATACTCAGGCTTTTTTGGTGTTTCTTTCTTTTTCACTTCATCTGGTTCAATTTTAACCTCTGGAGCGGCACTTGTTTCTGCTGCCTTAGGTTTAGTTTCGGTCTGTTTTGGTTGATTTGATTTTTTTGATCTTGCTTCGGCTCTTTTCTTAGCAGCTTCCTTTGCTTTATCATAAGGACTTAAACCAAGAACATCAATGGCTCTACGATAACCTTGGGATCTAAGAGTAGCAGGATCTTTTCCACCCATCACTTCATCCATTTGGGCAGCAACCATACGCTTCTTTTCGTATAGCTTCTTTTCCATAATAGAGTTTAGTTTTTCGTTAAGATGACTTTCAGCTACAACGTAGTTTTTGTCTAGGATGCTTTCGATAAGATGTGACATTATGCTAGTCTCTTTGGGTTGAAGGCTGCGGAGTCGGCTGTTTGGCCCTGATCATAATCACGACCGTCTTTCTTTAGTTCAATGAATAGTGTGAATACATCACCAGCAGCAACACCAGTTGTTGAGTAAACAATATCACCAGTACCGGCGGTGTTAGCAGGAATGGCACCAGTCATACCTTCGGCATCAAAGTTAAAATCGAATTGACCTGTCCCTACATGACAGATTTCAGTATTTGTACCACCCCATCTAAGTGAAGTATAGCCACCAGATTTATAGTGACCATGTCCCCAAATTCTTTTGATCTGTGTTCTGTAAAGAGATTTGATATCAGTATTAGATGACATGATCTTACCATTGGTATTCAAAGAATATGCCAATGACGATACATCTAGTAGAACAACGTTAGCAGCCGCAGAATCTACAGTTGCAACATACTTGACTAATGCTCTACGATTGTTATCAATCAGTTTGTGTTCGTTAATGCCGTTTGCCATCTATTATGCCTTTATTGAAAAGTTTAGTAGTTTCTTGAAGGATTCAAGGTCCTCGTTTAGCATACTTTCAACAATCTTCTTGTTCTTAGTATTGACCGAATCATAAACTTCAAGGATTCTTTTAGCCATACTGGTATTTATATGAACTGGTCTTCCGTTGATTTTCATATCAAGACGGTGAGAACCTTCATTTACCATCTGACGAAGGTCGGATATCTTGTTCTCTGAGACTTGCTTTTTGCTTGAAGCCTCTGCATCTTTTCTTAGTAGAGTTTTCTGTCTTGATTTGTCAATAGCAGAATCACCTCTATCAAATGTTGGTGACTTGGTTGTGATGTGTCTCTTTTGAATGTTATCGGTAGAAATTCTTGTGCCTGTATCTTGACTTGATGGTTTGTTATCTCCACCCGTAGCGGCTTTAGCAGCAGCGGCTCCAGCAACTAATCTAGCGGCACCACTTAGTGCGGCTCTTGCTACACCACCAACGCCTGCAACGGCAGCACCTGTAGCAGCAGCTTTAGCTACACTCTTACCAGCTTCTTTAGCAGCACCCCAAGTATCACCCTTGGACCACTTCTCTTTGGCGGCTTTAACATTACCATAACCAGGTAGATTATGTCCTAGTTCTTGTGCTGCTTTGAATGTAGCGGAATCTTTTACTTTATCTTGAGCCCACTTTCTACCCTTTTCAATGGTATCACCGATAACACCTTCTTCCATACGCTTCTCTGCAAGTTTCAACTTAAAGTCTTCCTCGCAGTTCCAGCGGCGTAGTGCCTTATTGATTGGTGAATCAGGATCTCTTGCATTCTTAGCAGAGGTCAAACGCTTTTTCATTCCACCCATGCGTGAGCAGAATGACTTACGGCGTGATGCTCTCTTACCTGTAGGATTCTTTTCTGTAACAGCAGTCTTTAGTTTCGAACCTGGGTTCTCACGACGATAGACATTGACTGCCTTCTGTGATAGACCGTCTGTTTTATCTTTACGATTGACATCCTGCCAATCTTCTTCCATATCTTGTGCTTTATTATATGCTGTCTTGGCACCCTTATAAGCACCGTGGGCTGCACCAACGACTGCACCGATAGCCATACCAGGCTCGGCTGCAATAGCATTGCCTTTAGCAGCACCTCTTAGTGCTCCATGTGCAGCACCTTTTAGACCACCCTTAACAGCTTCCCACTTTGCACCTTCATACAAATCTAGTTCTTCCATAGAATCATATACAGAGGCTTCATTTAGGTTTATATTACCCTTAGGACCAAATGGCACAGAAAGATACTTATCAACTGTCTTAGAATAGTATAGAGCGACAGTCTGATTACCAGGATATCTTCTATAAGTAATGCGTCTAAACATTAGCAGATTAGGCATTGCTGTCTGTGAAGGTACATCTGATAGTGACTTAATCTCACTCTTAGGTTTAGAAACATCCTCAAGCACTAAATCCTCAGGAGATGCCTGAGGTAAAGCAATATCATATTCTTCTCTTAGTTGCTTGAGTGTTTTCATGATCTAATCCTTACTGTGCAAAGTAGTTAGCAGCAATATCCTTCTTCTTCTCCTCAAGTTTTTCCATAGCCTTTTCTTGGAGAGCGGCAAGAAGATGCTCTTTCATTTCTGAAAGATTGTTCTCAAGGATATTGTCAAGAGCCTCATTAATGTGTTCTTTGGTATCCATTTTAGTTTCCTTTTTTAGGTTTTCATAAACCGTTTGTCCCTTTTTACCACCGGGATCGACAATGATATCTGGCTTGTTTGACTTTTCTTTATTCAAACGAGCAGAATGCTTATGATGTGGTGTGAAGTAAGGCATCCAAGCCTCACTCTTAACAGGTTTAACCTTATTTACGTTAGCACCACCCTGCTTTGAATCCTTATAGGTATCATCTTTGTCATCGTTCTTTGTGGTAGTTGGCTTAGGCTTCTTACCATAGAACTTTGCTCTACGACTAACATCACCAAAGCGATCATATGGATGACCGATTGATGCCCAACCTTCCTCAACAGGAACACAGTTAGGAACCATCTTACCGCCTTTTTTCTTTAGACCTTTGGCAGTATAACCTTTCCAGCAGGCGTCTTTAAGGTCGTTCTTTTCTTCGTTCATCTTTTTTCCTTTAACAAAGTCGTATGCTTT